ACGCGCCAAACTGCGAACACACAAGATAAATCAAGTTTTACCTGCCAGTGGCATAGGGTGTGTGTTGGAAGTTGAAGGTCTAGTTTTTAGATTTAAAAGTATGAAGGCTCCTGAATCGTGGGAGCAGTATGCAGGTATCTTGTATGTGGACGGTGGACATATGCTGTACGGATACTATGAATATCCTATAAAAGATACTTGGAGAATGGTATAGTGGCAAAAGCAATTATATCTAATAGAATTTACATTGATAATCCTGGAGTAGATCACACTAAGTTGGTTATGACTGAACTAACTTATAAGATCAAAAAAGAAACAGGAAGCAAACAGTTTCAGGCTATTGAAACTATTAAAAATTATAAAGTACTCACCAAAGGCATTATTAGTATGCCACAAGGTCGAGTAGACTTAATCCCTAATGGGTACGAGATAGTAGATAAGCGATTACTAAATCCAGTACCTTTTCCAACACCTAAATTTGCACTAAGACCAGATCAGCAGGAAATTTATGACAAAGTTAACGACACTTGCTTTATCAACGCTAAAGTCGGTTGGGGTAAGACTTTTACTGCTTTGCACCTTGCACGCAAGTTTGGACAAAAAACACTTGTTATCACGCACACCACGGCACTGCGAGACCAGTGGATCGAAGAAGCCGAAATCCTTTTTGGAACCCCGGTCGGAGTAATAGGTAGTGGTGCTTGGGATATTGAAGATCACTTTATTGTAGTCGGCAATATACAAACACTAGCAAAAAAGATACCTGAGCTAAGCAAAGAGTTTGGCACAGTTATCCTGGACGAAGCACACCACTGTCCCGCAACTACGTTTGCTGAAACAGTGGACGCATTTCCTGCACGTTATCGTATTGCGCTATCGGGCACGATGATTCGCAAAGACAAAAAGCACGTACTATTTCGTGATTATTTTGGCGATCATATATTAAAGCCTGAGCAGGCTAATACAATGATGCCTACTGTCTACACAGTTAAAACTGGTATTACTCTGAAACCAGATGCAACTTGGGTAGATAAAATTACTGACTTAATGAGTAATGAAAGCTACCGTAAAGCGGTTGCTGCAGTTGCACTACGTGAAATGGCTAAGGGTCATGCGGTACTCTTAGTAGCTAGTCGAGTTGAATTTTTAGCAAAAGTAAAGGAATACATTGGTGAAGACTGTTTGTTGGTTACTGGCGACACCGACTTTGAGGATCGCAAACAAGCAAAAGAATTGCTTAACAGCGGAGAAAAGCACGCTATTGCAGGCTCAAGGCAAATCTTCTCAGAAGGCATTTCTATTAACAGGCTCAGCTGCCTTATCCTTGCAGAGCCAATGAGCAACGACAGCTTACTAGAGCAGTTGGTTGGACGAGTTCAACGACTGTTTCCAGATAAGCTACCGCCTATAGTTATTGATATGCAATTTGCTGGACGCGGTGATCGTAAACAAAACAATGACCGTATGGCTTTTTATCTTAAACAAGGCTGGGAAATACTGGCAATGTAAAAATTTAACTTGTCAGTCACTTCCCAAAGTGGTATAATATAGTCTGAGTTCGAGATTATGACTCTTTTATTCAACCTTTCACTTTTAGAATCTGAAACATCATGTGATCCTAAAAAACTCGTTGACCTATTAGGGCTGCATTACAGAAAAAAGACTATTCCAAAAAGCTACAGATCGCGAAAGCCAATTAAAAATTTATTGGGAACCAGTTTTTTACTTAATGCAGCACCCTTATTTAACGATAGAAGTACTGATGTTATTTACAAAGCACAGTACATAAGATTAGCGGGGCGTAGAGACTACGCAAACTTTAAATACTACGGTATCAAATATCTAGACCTTTCATTCTTTCAAGATATTGACCTAGACGCAATAAAACATAATCCGCTGTTAACAATCACACAAAACAAAATACATTTCAAATACGAGGAAATTTAAAAATGGCACTTAGCTTTAAAAACACCAAAGGCAAAGCACAATCTAACAAAGTAGAATCTTTTGAGTACAAAGATGGCGAGAATACTGTTCGTCTTATCGGAGGCGTGTTGCCACGATACATTTACTGGCTCAAAGGTACTAACAACAAGGACATTCCTGTTGAGTGCTTGGCTTTTAGCCGCGAAAAAGAAAAGTTCGATAACGTAGAAAAAGATCTTGTTCCTGAGTTCTTTCCTGATGCAAAATGCAGCTGGAGCTACAGTGTTAACTGTATCGACCCTAAACAGAATAAGGTCGTGGCACTTAACCTGAAAAAGAAGCTGTTTGAGCAGATTGTAACTGCTGCGGAAGATTTGGGCGATCCGACCGACCCCGATACTGGTTGGGATGTTGTGTTCAAGCGAGTTAAGACTGGCCCACTGGCCTTTAACGTTGAGTACACACTTCAAGTTCTGCGTTGCAAGCCACGTCCATTGACCGAAGAAGAACGTGCAATGGCTGAAGCTGCTAAGTCTATTGACGAAAAGTTTCCACGCCCCACCGAAGCCGAAGTTCGTGCTTTACTGGAAAAGATTACTAGCAACCAAGATCCTGAAGGCGAAGAAGGTGCCGGCAATGATGCCGAGCGCGAAGCCGTTAAAGACCTAGGTTAATAAACTCGGCCCGCAAACGTAAAACCTTTGCGGGCTTTTTTGTCTGTAAAACAATGAAAATACTTTTTACCGCAGACATTCACATTAAGCTTGGACAGAAAAACGTTCCCACGGAATGGGCGCGTAATAGATTCCAGATGTTTATTGAACAGTTTGCAGAAATGCAAAAAGAAGCGGATTACGTTATCCTTGGTGGCGATACTTTTGATCGTTTACCAACAATGGACGAAGTAGAGCTTTATTTTGACTTAGTTGCTAGCATCAAGAAGCCTGGATTTATTATTCCTGGCAATCATGAAATGTTGAAAAAAGACACAACGTTTCTTACCCACCTTAAACGTGCAACACACCGAATCAATCCACTAGTACAAGTTATAGACGACTTTGATAGTCACCTACTAGCTGGTGATGTAGATTTTATTCCCTACAATAAGCTAAAAGATTATCATCCTGGCAGTGTTGATATGCATGGGCGTATTTTAATAACTCATGTGCGTGGCGAGATTCCTCCACACGTTAAACCTGAGGTAGACTTAAGTTTATTTGATCGTTGGCAAGTTGTCCTTGCTGGTGACTTGCACAGTTATGAAAATTCTCAGCGAAATATTTTGTATCCTGGTAGTCCTTACACTACTAGCTTTCATAGAACCAAGGTTGATACTGGCGCTATTATCCTTGATGTTGATACTCTCCAGCATGAGTGGAGAAAGTTCAATCTGCCACAACTACTCAAAAAGACCGTTGGGGCTGAAGAGGCCTCCACCGCCACCGCCACCGCCTTCGATCACACGATTTACGAAGTAGAAGGCGATATGCAAGAATTAGGTGCGCTTGATGACAGTGACCTGATTGCTAGTAAAGTCCTAAAACGAGATACCGACAGTGCCTTAATCCTGGCTCCTGAAATGAGCTTTGAAGCCGAAATCAGGGAATACTTAACTTATATTTTAGATCTGCCAGAGCAAACTATTGAGGCAGTATTAAAGGAATTCCAAAATCATGCGAACAAAATTTCTACAGAGTAACGCCGAAGTATGGTCTCAAACAAACTGCCCAGCTTGCAGCGAAGCAAAAAAGCTGCTTGATAGTTATGGTATTAGATACGACGAGCGCATGATTGGTATAAACGGATATACTAAAAAAGACCTAATTGACAAAGTACCTACAGCTCGTAGCGTTCCACAAATTTTTCTTGATGGTAAATATGTGGGGGGCTTGATGGAATTGAAGCGAATCCTTAAAGATGATAACAATTAAGAAATTACGTTGGTCTAATGCATTTAGTTACGGAAAAGGCAACGAGATTGACTTTTCCGCAGCACCCTTAACCCAATTAGTTGGTCGTAACGGTCACGGTAAAAGCTCTATTGCACTTATCTTAGAAGAAGTGTTATTTAACAAGAATAGCAAAGGCATTAAGAAAGCAGATATTTTAAACCGTTATGTTAAAGACAAGTCTTACTCTATTGAACTAGAGTTTGAACGCGACGGTGTAGAATATCTGATTAAATCAACCCGTGGTAGTGCACAAACTGTTAAGTTATTCAAAGACGGAGCAGATGTAAGTTCGCATACTGCAACGGCTACCTATAAAATGATTGAAGAAATTATAGGTATTGACCACAAAGCGTTTGCACAGATTGTGTATCAAAGCAACGCAAGTAGTCTAGAGTTTTTAACAGCGGCTGATACTGCTCGTAAAAAGTTCTTGATTGAAATCCTAAACTTAGGTCGTTATACTAAAGCACAGGATGTATTCAAGGAAGTAACGACCGAACTGTCCAAAGATATTGCCAGCACTCAGTCTCAGGTTAACACAGTACGTTCTTGGTTAGACAAGTATGAGAAAACTGATTTAACTCCAGTTGATCTAATGTATGTTAGTGCCGTAGATGCTGAGTCCCTAACCGAAGCAGCTAAACTAGAAGGTGCGATTAGTGGTATTGAGGCAACCAATAAAAAGATTGCTCAAAACAATACCTACAAACGACTTCAAGCTGGGCTAAAGATACTGCCTATTCCTGAGAAGCCGGTCGCAGATCTTAAAGCTATTGATGCCGAGGCCAGAGCACTTCAGTACGAAACTGTTGAATTACAGAAAACTGTGCGAGACAGCAAAGCTTTTGTTCAAAAAATGGAAAAGCTAAGCGGTACTTGTCCTACTTGCCTACAGCCTATTGATACGCACAAGATTGAAGAGCTTGTATCAGAACAAGAAACCATTCAAACTGCTGCACTTAATAAATGCAACGAGTTGCAAGCCAAGGTTCAAGAGATTCAAGCTGAGGAGCAAGAGTTTAATGCTAAAATGGCTACTTGGCAAAAGGCCGTTAAATCTCAAGAAGATTGGGAAAAATACCATCAACTAATTGACTTGGAACTTCCAGAAGAACAGTTAGTTGAAAAAGAGTTGCAAGACAGACTGACTGCTCTTAAACAGTCTATTGCACAAACAAGAACACAAATAGCAGCTGCAGAAAAACATAATGCTAACGCTATTGCACATAATACTAAAATAGATCTCATTAGTAAGCAGCTAGTGGAAATGAATCAAGAGCTGGAAACCTACAGCTCTAAACTTCATGAACTTAGTGAGCGTATGAGTATTTTAAATGTTTTAACAAAGACATTTAGTACGACCGGCTTAGTAGCTTACAAAATAGAGTGTTTAGTAAAAGATCTAGAAGATATTACAAATAAGTACCTTGTTGACTTATCTGATGGTAGATTCCAGATCGGATTTAAGATCAACTCAAGTGATAAATTAAATGTTGTTATTACCGACAATGGCAAGGATATTGAAATACTTGCATTAAGCGGTGGCGAGAAAGCTCGTGTAAACGTAGCAACACTTTTAGCAATACGTAAGTTAATGCAGACTCTTTCCAGTTCACGAATTAATTTGCTAATTCTAGACGAAACGGTTGAGGCGCTTGATGTTGATGGGAAAGAGAAGTTAGTTGAGGTGTTGCTCAAAGAAGAACATCTTAATACCTTCTTGGTATCGCATGGTTTCACACACCCACTATTAGAAAAAGTAAATGTTGTGAAACGTAATAATATATCACAGATCGAGGTATAATATGGTAAAAATAGAAAAAATTGGTGCTGGAGCAACAGCAACTATTCTTCGCAACGGTGAGCGTTTAACAGTTTTTGAAAAGCAGCTTATCACTTATGCTGAAGCAGATACAATGGAAGTTACAGGCGGTGAGGTCATTTACAGTGTAAATGAAACCGAAGTTATCACTAAAAGTGGCGACACAGCACCCACTATTCCACAGGCTCCCGCAGAGCCAGAACTTCCAGCTGCAACGGAAACTGCCGAGAAAGTAAAGCCTGTTATTGTTCAGCCAGCAGCAAAAACAGCTAAGAAATAATGGTTGATCCCAGAGCTAAAGGAGCACGTACTGAAACAACAGTACGCGATCTTTTAAGAAAGCTTACAGGATTGAATTGGGAAAGAGTACCCGGTAGTGGTGCTCTTGACCCCAAACACCAATTAAAAGGTGATTTATATGTACCAGGCCGAACAAACCTTTATGCTGTTGAGGTTAAGGGCTACGCAGAAGATCATATAAATAGTACACTGCTAACTGGTAAAAATCCACAATTACTAGATTTCTGGAAACAGGCTGTTAGACAAGGTCAACAGGTTAGTAAAAAACCACTATTAATTTTCAAGTTTGACAGATCAAAGATATTTGTTGCATTTGAGGATCTTCCGGTAACTATGGCATATCGCTGTATTCTAGTCAGCATTGACGGATACGATTTTTATGTTGCACTACTTGAAGATTGGATTAAGTTTGACCAACCACAATTTGTAACTTGAAAAAACTTGTTAATTATTATATAATAATAGATTAACCCGCAAAATAAAACAAAATGAGTAAATCCTTTCAACAAGTTACAGAATCCGAGAATACGCTAATGATAGTTGATTCTCTAAATTTGGCGTTTCGCTATAAACATAGTGGTGCTACTGATTTTGCTGAAGACTACCTACGCACAGTTAATAGTCTAAAGAAAAGTTACAAAGCACAATATGTAATTATCGCGGGCGACCAAGGTAGTTCAAGCTATCGTAAAGCTATCTATCCAGAATACAAACAAAATCGTAAAGATAAATTTGCTGAACAAACGGATGCTGAAAAAGCTGCATTTGAGTTGTTCTTTGAAGATTTCACAAAAACACTAGACCATATTGCGGCGGAGACTGATTATCCGGTTATTAGATTTCCGGGCGTTGAAGCAGACGATATTGCCGCATATATTGTAAATAAAAAATCTAAACTTCCAGTCGATAACATTTGGCTTATCTCAAGTGATCGCGACTGGGACTTGTTGGTGCAGGAACACGTATCAAGATTTAGCTATGTAACTCGCAAAGAGGTCACAGTAGATAACTGGAACTCTCACTACGAGTTCAATCAGGAAGATTATATTAGTATTAAGTGTCTAACAGGCGACTCTGGCGATAATGTCGTTGGCGTGCCCGGTATTGGCCCTAAGCGTGCGGTATCCCTTGTTAATGAGTACGGTAGTACTTGGGATATTATTGCTAGCCTGCCTATCGCAGGAAAATACAAATATATCGAAGCTCTCAACCAGTGTAAAGACCAATTAATTCTTAATTATCAGCTAATGGACTTAGTTACTCACTGTAGCGAAGCGTTGGGTGATACAAATTGTAAACAAATCGACCAAATTCTAGAAAACTACTTAAAATGAACAATTACTTACTAGAAGGCTCACTTAGACCTGTCATTAAGTGCAAGGTAGAAGACAAGGCGTTTTTACCTCGTCGAGCTAACCCTACGGACGCTGGTGCTGATTTAATGAGCACCCAAGAATTGGAAATCTATCCTGGTGAACAAAAACTTGTTGATACAGGAGTAGCGGTGAAAATTCCGCAGGGCTACGCAGGCTTTGTATTTAACAGATCGAGTCAGGGAAAAAAGGGAATTACTATCCCTCACAGCGTAGGCGTTATTGATGCGGATTACCGTGGCAATATCAAAGTGATTTTGAAAAATCTTGGCGAAGACCCTTATAAAATTGAGCGTGGTGATAGAATTGCTCAGTTGGTCGTCGTACCTGTGGCATTATGTGATTTTGAAGATATTTGGAACGATACAGAACGTGGAACCGGCGGTTTTGGTTCCACTGGAAAATAAAGGATATTATGACTGTTTCAACACGAGCGCAAGTAATTACACGTCGCACCTACAACAGACCAACCTCAGACGACGGAAAACAATTTGAGACTTGGCAAGGTACGGTCGGTCGCGTTATCGAGCACCAAGCTTGGTTATGGGAGCGAGCCGTAGGTCGTGAACTAAACGACCGAGAATATGAAGAACTTTATGATCTTGAGCAGCTAATGCTTGATCGCAAAGTGCTAATGAGTGGACGTACACTGTGGCTTGGTGGTACAACCGTTGCCCAGACTCGTGAGGCCTCTCAATTTAACTGTAGCTTTACACACGTAGAAACTGTCTACGACGTAGTAGACGTTCTGTGGTTGCTGTTACAAGGTTGTGGCGTTGGATTTAAGCCAATCGTAGGTACACTAAATGGATTCTCAAAACCAATCAAGAATATTCGAGTGGTTAGAAGCCAACGCACATCAAAAGGTGGGCGCGAGCATAATGTCGAAACCTGGGATAGTGAATCCCGTACTTGGACAATTAGCGTCGGAGATAGCGCAGAAGCCTGGGCCAAGTCCATTGGAAAGCTTATGGCTGGAAAATATCCCGCTGATACGCTCGTCCTGGACTTTTCGCAATTACGTCCCGCTGGTGAAAGACTAAAAGGCTATGGTCGGATTTCTAGTGGAGATACTGCTATCAGCACTGCCTATGTTGCTATTGCTAACATTCTTAATGGCAGGGCCGACAGTCTTCTTACTCGTATGGATATTCTGGATATCGTTAATCATCTGGGTACCATACTTAGTTCACGTCGCAGTGCAGAAATTGCTCTATTCGATTACGGACAACCCGAGTGGGAAGAGTTTGCCGTTGCAAAGAAAGATTGGTGGCTACACGGTAACGCTCACCGCCAGCAAAGCAACAACTCCCTAGTATTCAACGAGAAGCCTCTGCGCAAAGATCTGGAAAAGATTTTTGATATGATGCAGAAAGCAGGCGGTAGTGAGCCAGGATTCATTAATGCCGTTGAAGCTCGTCGTCGTGCCCCTTGGTTCAAAGGTGCTAACCCTTGTGTAGAAATCTTGCTTGGCAACAAGTCGTTCTGTAACTTAACAGAAACTGATATTGCTAAGTTCAAAGGCGACACAGCTGGACTACACGAAGCTATCCGCTTAGCTGCTCGTGCTAACTACCGTCAGACTTGTGTTAACTTGCTAGACGGTATCCTGCAAGAGTCGTGGCACCTAAACAACTACTTCTTGCGCTTGTGCGGAGTTGGTTTGACAGGTATTGCTAAGCGTCCTGATATGACAGGATACGACTACGAATACTTGAAGCGTACAGCTACCAGTGCTGCTATTGGTATGGCTAACGAGTTGGGCTTGCCTGCTCCAAAGAACATTACTTGCGTTAAGCCCTCGGGCACGCTGTCGAAGATCATGGATACAACTGAGGGTGTTCACAAACCTCTTGGTAAGTACATTTTCAATAATGTTCAGTTCTCTAAATACGATCCAGTTGTTGAAGTTCTGCGTCAGGCAAACTACAATGTTATCAACCATCCTACGGATGACAGCGGTGTGTTAGTTACTTTCCCAGTAGAATGGGAAGACGTACCTTTCCACAATGTTGATGGCAAAGAAGTCAACCTTGACAGTGCAGTAGATCAGCTTGAAAAGTATAAGCTAATCCAGAATTCGTGGACTCAGCAAAATACTTCGGTAACTATTAGTTATGATCCTAGCGAAATTCCTGCTATCATTGATTGGTTGATTGATAACTGGGACAGCTATGTCGGCGTTAGCTTCATCTACCGCACCGACCCAACTAAAACGGCTAAGGATCTGGGTTATCTATATCTTCCGCAAGAAGTAGTAGATGAACAAACCTTTAAAGAGTATGTCTACAACCTGAAACCTGTTTCGTTAGATAATGCTAACAGTTTCGATGAAATCATGGGTGAAGAGTGCGCTACAGGCGCTTGCCCAATTCGTTAATAAATATATGCAAAACCAAAATCCAACTTTTAACTTTCAACTTACCTTAGAAGAAGCTAACTATGTGTTAGCTGGGTTGCAAGAGCTTCCTGGTAAAATCTGTAATCCTCTGAGTGAAAAGATTAAATCTCAGGCTCAGGAACAGATCAATGCAATGCAAGCTGCACAAGCTGATGCTGAGAAACAGCCTGCTGAGTAAGCAATAAAAAAGCCCCGATAACGCAAGTTATCGGGGCTTTTTCTTTTTAGTCTTCCATGTCTTCTTCAGGCTCGGGCACTAGTGTAGCACGTAGCATCCACGAGTGTTTGGCATGAGCATCTTGACGATCAGCAAGGAAGTTTGCTAGACCGTACTTTTTATTTGCATCCGCTTTTTCATAAGCAATAGCAAACATCTGCTCTAGATTTTCACTGTCTGTTAGTAATGCTTGAGCCATTTCGTGACAGTCCATTGGCATTACGTCTGCACCGCCAACAGCACTGATCTTGTTTAAGGCACCAAAGCTGCCTGGTGCATATGCTTGGATCTTGCGAATGTTTTCTGCAAACGGGTCAATGGCATCACCGACTTCTTCGTAGATGTCACCAAATAACTCGTGCATTTGTTGAAAGTACTCGCCCTCTACATTCCAGTGAAAATTCTGTGCTTTTAGGTAAAAAGCATATTCACTAGCAAACGCAGCTTTTAGATAGTTAATTAAATCTTCCATAGTATTTCCTAATGCTAGTGCGTTCGTAATTACTAGCCCTTTGCCTTCTCTGGCACGCATAATTTGATCTCGCTTGGTTTTACTCCACGAGTATCCGCCATCGCCGCCCCATAAGTCCCAGGCAACACGACCCTTGCTTGGATAACCTTCTTCACCGCTATTAAAGCCAGTAGCTTGCTTGTCTGGTTCGTGTCGACTAAAGAAAGAGTACATACGCAACACTGTGCGTTCACTCAATTTCTCTCGTTTAACTAGCTGGTGTGCTCTGGCAAGTCCCACGGCTGTACCGCCAGGCTTACCTTCGTCCTTCCACTTTAGCGCTCTAGCTGCGGCTGAAGCCATGCCTTCAGTGGGTTTTAAATCTAATTCAGCCATATCAATTTTTGTACGCTAAAATAATTTGTTTACACATACGACTACGAACAATATCATCGTCCATAAATCGTACAACCTCAATGCCGTCAATATGCTCTAAGCGTTTAACTGCATCAGACAGTCCGCTATCTGGAATATCGCTTTGGTCTACGTCACCACTGATAATCATTTTACAATTCTTACCAATACGGCTTAGCAGCATTTTCATTTCTTCACGAGTTGCATTTTGTGCTTCGTCTACTAGGACAATGCAGTTATCAAAGGTTGCACCTCGCATAAACCCAAGTGGTCTTGGCTCAATATTTTTACTTTTTAGTGCATACTCATAAAAGCCTTTACCTAGGCTACGAGAAAACACTTGATCAAAAGGATCTAAATACGGAGCATACTTTTCTTCTAAGGTACCCGGTAAGAATCCTAGTCCACGACCTGTTTCTACGTTTGGTCGAGTTAAGATAATCTTGTCAATACGTCTGTGAAATAATTCACCTGCTGCAAATGTTGCAGCAACGTATGTTTTACCTGTACCAGCAGAGCCTACCCCAAAAATTATCTCATTTTCTTGTATAGCTCTTAAATATTCGCCTTGAATAAAGTTTAATGGTTTTACGTCTTTGAAACCATATTCTACTGGATTTGTATTTTCAGCAGGTACTTTACCACGTCTAGCTTTTTTACCACTTGCCATAAACTTCCTTGTGTGGTTGATGAAATCGGCCTGTAGCATATATTATAACAGGCCGAGTTGGTTAGGTCAATCCAAAATTTTACTTAGCCGGAACCTTGGTTCCTTCTAGCTTTTTGTGAATTTTTACCTCTTT